CTGCAAGTACTTACAATACAATGACTTAACATTTAATCAATATACCTCTTATTCCCCTATATTCAAAGCCTTACATTGCAAGTATTGCAGAGCCTTGATTTTTCCAGTTTTCAATATTTTGTCCGTAAAGATGTAAAAAGGCGTAAATAAATGTAAATATGGGCTTATATTTAAGCCCGTATGAAAATAAGTTATTGTAATATAAGGACTTAAGAATGTTGTTTTAAGCAAATATTACCATAATTAAGCGTTTATAAGTGTCATAAAACTTGACACATTTGAAAATTGGCTCAAACCTTTGCAATCAAAGGATTGCATGGTGTATCAAGATGTATAGTATTTTACACAAATCAAGACTTCTTTACATTTTAGGGTTTTTGATGAAAAAGAGTAAAAAGAAAAAAATAAAGTACTTGCAAATAAGGAGTTTGCGGAGGTGTGTTTGTGCAAAGTGGAACAAAACTTGTACTTATATATAGTAGCTCTTTGAAAAACTCAGTGAAGGATTAAGAAAATAAAAGTAAGATGTGGAACTCAAAACTAAACGGAGGAAAAAATGAAAAAAGAAGAGAGTGATATAGAACAGGCAGAAAGTAGTATTAGATGTGCAGTTCGATATATTGATAGAGTTGAAAAATCCATTACTGGAGGGTGAAATGAAATTAACAAAAACAATGTGGACGGAAGAAAAAGAAAAAGAGGCTATAGAGGATTTTAGGAATTTTCATGAAATATATTTTTCTGAAAATCCAACACATTCACCTTATATTTCTTTTTCTGAAAATGGAGATAGTTATATTTGTAGGTTGTATATTGGAGTAGAAGACGAAAACGGAAATGCTACTGGTTCCGGTATAGATGAACATATCACAAACGGTGTAGGCGAACTCTTCGAACATTGGGAAAACTTTTTCAATGCTTAGGAGGCAAATATGGATTGTGCGGATAAGAGTACTATGCGGATGGGAAGTTGGACAATCACGAAATACTATGAATGATATAATGACTTGGGAATAGAGAGATTACGAGTCGCATGGTGGGGAGTCAGGAAATTTTATCAGACAGAAAATGACAACAAGTTATTTATGACACACGCAAAAGCATTGGATTATATAAATAAAAATTAAATGTCTTTTCACTTGAAAGCCCGCCAGAGATGACGGGCTTTTTTATTTCAAAAAATTATAGATAATAAAACCAGTACCAATTAAAGAACCACTATCAAAACTTGACAAAAGAGAATTTATTATTAAATTAGAAATAAGAAGTCAAATGAGAAAAAGAAAAATAATACTTTGTAAAAAATGCAATCAATTAAAACCTCATAATGCTTTAGGGTTATGTGCTTCTTGTTATGCGAAAGAACATCGCAAAACATACAAAAAAGAAACAAAAGAGTATAGAGAAGAATATCGTAAAACACATAAAAAAGAAATAAAAGAATATCGTAGAAATCATAGAGAACAAATTAAAATGTATTATATTCAAAATAAAAAAAGAATTTCACAATAGAATGGTATAGGAAAAATAAAGATAAAATGATATTTCAACTTGAAACTAAAAAATATTTGGAAGATACCCTGTTTGAAATATATCAAATTAAGATATAAATAAAAAGGAGAACATTGGAACATAATACACTAAAGGAAAGTACTTTATCGGCCAAAGAAAAGATCAAAGCCGGAAATTTAGATCTCTGTTTTTCAGAGAGACTTGCGATGAAACATTTGTTTGAAAAGTTTTGTACCAAGGAAGATGATAAAAGATTTATGCTCTATATAGAAGAAAAGGAAAGTTCTGGTGAATGAACATATCATAGGAGCTACTCTCTATACCCATCTTAAAGTATATAAAACTAATCCAGGTGTTGTTTCTACGAGATTAAGTCTATCTTATATGGATTCTAATGGTAGAATGCGTTTATGACTCTTAAAATGCGTTTAAAGAGATTTTATAAAACTTACCTCTTGACAAAATGATAATATTTGTTATAGTGTATAAATCGTTATGAGAAGACAAATTAAAAAGATAGATACAAAAAATTCACCATCCCCAAACCCAGGGGATATAATATCTTTTTATGATCAGAATCAAAGGGAACGAGCAGGTATTTGTATCAAAACTTATAAAACAAGATGTAAAATTCGACTTTGGAACAAGAGAGAAATATTTATATATAGAGATCAGATCAAAAAGAAAAAGGAGAATTAAATGAGTAAAAAGCATGACGAAAAGTTTCTTTATTTATTATTTATTAGTTTAGGAATTGCATTGAGTTTTTTTGTTGGTGTTTTAATTAAAAACTATGATATACTAAAATATATGTTTTTTAAAACATTTCACTAAAGGGAGGTAAAGTTAAGATGAAAGATTTTAATGTGTGCAAAAGAAATATGATAAAAGTAGCTAAAGAGATTAATGATCATGGATATATAAATCAAGAAATAGATCAAATAAAGGAGAAAGACATTGATATACTTATACTTAGTGAGGATGAACAGAGAATAAGTTTCTACGGTGAAACAAGGTAGTGCATTCATTACTATTATGAACAGTGGTAATGCATTCACTACCTCGATAGTAATGACTACACTATATACTATAGTGTTATATAGCTTATATATAATAAGTAAACTAGTGGGGCCTAGTAATAATATAATGAATAAGAAAGCTCTTAGCTTTCTGCCAAATTTGAACCTCCATACTTCACAACCCCCCCAAATTGAAATTTGTTTTACCTTCTCCCCACCCCTTTTAAATCCAAACAAATTTCTTAACATTTTATATCAGAAATAACAGATGAAAAAATTAAATGGGATGAAGATAATAAAATGTTGTAGAAAGAATAAGTCTTTTGATTGGAGTATTTTTTATTATCAGAAGTATAAATGTTTTTTTACCAAAATCAAAAATAAAAAGTTGAGGAATACAGTTTTCAAAGTAATTAAAAACATTTCTACCCACAAAAATTTATTGATGTTGCATTATTATGAAGATGAAGGTTTGTTATATATGGTACACCCGTATAAAAAGATTTTGTTGAGGGAGAAGAATGTCAGATGAGAAAAGTTACTATTTGTTCTCTTGAATCGGAAAAAGAAATAAAATTAGATAATTTTCATGATTTCATAAAAGTATATCAAGAATATATTGAAGATACATTTTTATGTGATGTAGAAGATATCTATTCTTTATTATTATATACTGCTATAACAGAAAAGAAAGCAAGGAATGTTTTTGAATATGTTGGTAATCATTCTTTTGATCTCAGGAGTTTTATGGACTTTGCATTTCAGTCAAGTTGGAAGGTAAATGAAATGTTTCCGGATATTTATTTCTTATCCCGTATGCTTTTGTGGAAAAATTTGAACCGGCAAGTGTTGTCCAATTTCCCGAGAAAATTGATATACGAGAAAGTAGGAACCTTGATTGAGAAATTAATAGAAAAGATGAGGGATTGGCCCGAGAGCAAAATAATTGAATATTTTATAGAGGGAAGAAATTCTCCTTATCTTGCAAGTTGTATGCGGTTTTTTCAGAAATATGGGTTTTATAATATTAAATCTTTTTCTTCTTTTAGCACAGGCTCCTATTTCGAGAGTGTATATATATCTGGGAAGATAGTATCTCAGTATCATCGTCTGAGGCATACGATAGAGGAAAGTGGTTGGAACAAATTTATTCAGGAAAAGGAGAAAAATGCTTGAAAAAAAAGTGATGATAGTAAAGGCTTTGGTTCCTGGAAAGAAGAAAATGGATAATGGAAATAAATAAAATTTATCAAGGTGATTGTCTCGAAATCATAAAAGAGATAGATGACAATTCAGTGGATGCCATAATAACGGACCCTTTACAAACATACACAAACATACATGGAGGGTGTAATATAAAATACATGAACAAAATAAATGATTTACAAATAGGAAAAGTTGGAGAATATCTTGTTTGTGCCGATCTTATATTAAAAGGATATATTGCCTTTCTATCAGAACAAGGACTCCATTATGATGTTGTTCTCTTTGTTGAAGATAAACTTTATAAAGTCCAAGTTAAAACAACAAGAAAACCCATACCAGTTCCACAGAGGAAAAAAAGAACAGATAAATATACCATAAACATAAGAAGGTGTGGAAGTGGTGGAAGAAAATTTTATGAAAAAGATGATGTTGATATATTCGCAGTAGTTGCTATTGATACAAAAACGATAGGATATATAAAAGCCAAAGATGCAAAACAAACAATGTTTTTCTTGCCTGAAAATGGTTTTATAGCTGGTAATGGGAAGGGTGGTGGGAAGACAAGACTCTCTCTTAAAAAAATATCTGATTATAAAATAGAGGATATATTAAAATGAAATATCCAGTTGATTTTATAAATAAGATTATATGTGGTGATTCTATAAAAGTAATGAAAGATATCCCTAATGATGTTATAGACAGTGTTATTTGTGACCCACCCTATGAAATCGGATTTATGAATAAGCTTTGGGATAATTCGGGTATTGCTTACAATGTGGATTTATGGAAACAATGTTTACGGGTATTAAAACCTGGTGGTTATCTCTTATCTTTTGGAGGGGCTCGCACCTATCATCGAATGGCTTGTGCTATTGAGGATGCAGGGTTTGAAATACGGGATATGATTGAATGGATATATGGTCAAGGATTCCCCAAAAGTTTAGATATATCAAAAGCTGTTGATAAACAAGGCGGAAAATCATTATCGTGGTTTATTGATTACATTTTAAAAGTGGCAGATGAAAGGAAAATCAGTAGAAAAGAATTAACAATGTTATTTCCAAGTAAAAATGGTAATTCTACTGGTTGGTTATGGAATAAACAAAAAACTCAGAATATTACTATTAAACAGTATAATAAAATTAAAAATTTTTTAGATTTGCCATTTGAAAATTTAAAAGAGGCAGAACGAGAAGTTATAGGGAAAGGAAAAGCAGGATTAACGGCAGGTAGTATTGCAAATTTTGCAGGTAAAAAAGAATTTAATTTAACAACCCCCACTACCTCCCAAGCAAAACAATGGGAAGGATGGGGTACAAATTTAAAACCCGCACACGAGCCGGTATGCATGGCACGGAAACCACTAAGCGAAAAGACAGTCGCCGAGAATGTGCTTAAATGGGGAACAGGCGGAATTAATATTGATGAGTGTAGGGTTGAGATTGATTCAATAAAAGATGCTTCACAATTAAGGACAATGAATCGTTCTCAGAAAGATGATAAAAATGGTTGGGGTATGAATCAAAATAAAGGCGATAACCCAGAAGTTATATCTCCAAAAGGTCGCTTCCCTGCAAATATTATCCACGATGGCAGCGATGAGGTGATGAAGGTGTTCCCGAATACTTCAAAAGGTTGGGGTGTGGCAACAAATGGCAAGGCAAAAGGTAAAGGTTCAATGTTCGGAACGGGTGGGACAAATGCGAATAGATATGATATGGATGGTAGTTCCGCAGCCCGTTTTTTTTATTGTCCGAAAGCCTCGAAAAGCGAAAGGGATATGGGATGCGAGGAATTGGAGAAAAAAACAGCAGGAGAATGTACGGATAGAAAAAATGGTAGTGCAGGATTAAAAAGTCCAAGAGCAGGAGCGGGAAGAACAAATGGATCGAAGAATTATCATCCTGCAGTAAAGCCAATTAAACTAATGGAATATCTTGTGAAACTTGTAACCGTAAAAGACGCACTTGTCCTTGACTCCTTCATTGGCAGTGGTACAACAGCGATAGCCTGTAAAAAATTAAAAAGGAATTTTATAGGCATTGAATTATATCCTGAATATGTGGAAATAGCTAGAAAAAGAACAAGCAGAGTACAGGTGGAGTTATTTTAGATGAGCAAATATAAATATGATTTAGATTTTCAGAGACAGTTAATTTCTTTTATAATAAAATATCGTAAGAGAAGATATATTGAGATGATGAACGACTATCTTTTTAATGATGATATTCATTCCCATATTTTCAGGTATATAAAAAAGAGGTTGTATGAAACCCACAGAGTTCCTGCTTTTGCTACATTACAAAGAAATTGTGGGGGACAATTTGATGTGGGGAACGAAGAGATCCCGGAGTTGAAGAAAAAAATATTATCCTCTATTGATGAGATTATTGAGGAAGATATTAATGACGAGAATAAGGAAGAGATTGAAGATATGGTGTTGGATTTTATTAGAATGCAGGAAACACGGAAAATGTGGGTGGAACTGGGGGATGATATTGATAGAGGGGTTTATGATGTTTCTAAATATTTGGGAAAGTTACAACGTATTAGTTCAATAGCTGATGAGTTCCGATTTATAAATTATTTTGTTGATTACAAGAAAGAAGAATATTTAAAAGAAAATCCAAAAATTTCAACTGGGTTCAAAAAATTAGATTCTTGGCTTGAAGGGGGAATAGAACTTCAGGAACTTGGGGTTGTTGTTGGTGAGACTGAAATAGGAAAAAGTATGTTTCTTATAAATTTAGCGGTGGCTGCGGCTATGGCGGGTCATGATGTTATTTATTTTAGTTTTGAGATTACAGATGTTAATTTGAAAAAGAGGATTGATAGTAGAGTGTCATTGATGGACCGAGATGAAATTTATAAAGATCGAGAAGAATTTAAAAAGAGGGTGGAATATCAATACAAGAAGGGTAATATTATTGTTGTTTATAGACCTCCTCATACTGCTTCAGTTGATGTGCTTCATGATGATATAAAATATTTCCAAGAGAATGAAAGGGGTAAAGATGGTGAACTTTTAGAACCAAAAGTAGTTTTGGTGGATTATTTGGATCTTATAGCTACCCCTAAAAATCGTGATGTTTCTGAAAGATGGTTTCATTTGGGTAGAAATGCGGAGATTTTAAGTGGAATAGCCAAGCAAGAAAATTTAGCTATATGGACTGCTCAACAAAGTATTAGAAAGTCTTATGGGAGAGAACCGGGGACGGAAGATACTCAGGGTAGTATTAGAATAGCTCAAATAGCTGATATATTTTTGAGCTTAAGTTATGCTAAACAATCTGATTTGTTGAAAGTAGTAGCCAAGAAGTGTAAACGAGGTAGAAAGTCTAAAAATGATAAGATGATAATACAACCTGAATATCAATATCAGAGATTGAAAGATAAATCAGATTTTATTGAGGATGATGAGGTAGATTGATGATCATTCGTTTGGGTAAGAGTATAGCCGGTATGCAGGGGGAGAACAGGTTTTGTTGTCCTTTCTGTATGATATTTGGAAAGGATAAGGATTTTAAATATCATTTATATGTTAATATTGATAAAAAGGTTTTTCATTGTTTTAGATGTGGGGTTTCGGGATATATAAATGGAGATGGAGACTTTTATTTGAAAGGTCACAATGGGGAAAAGTATGCTACTGATTTATTTTCTGATAGGGTTGATGTGGATTTATCTCAATATGAAAAGACTATGCCAAAAAAGAAACAAGAAAATAATCAAGAGGATGTTTATAATGTTTTGAAGTATCCTCGTTTATATGAAGTTGAGGGTGTTGTTGGAAAGATAGCAAGAAAATATTGGCAAAGTAGAGGATTTACTCGGAAAGATTCTATTGGATTTGATATAAGACTTTCTGAGAAAGATTCCCGTATTATTATACCGGTTAAAGATTTACATGGGACTCCGGTATTTCATATAGGACGTGCGATAGATGTGAGTATGAACCCCAAATACTTTTTTTCTAAGGGAGCTGATAAAAAGAATTATTTATATAATCTACATAATGCAAAAATTTATAATGAAATTTTTATGTTTGAAGGAAATCTAGATGTTGTGAGTGTGGGACACAATGCAATTGCTTTAATGGGAAAATTTTTAAGTAAAGGACAGGTGGATCAATTAAAACAGACATCTATTCAAAAGATTTATTTAATGTTGGATTCCGATGTGGGAAAGAGAGAAATGGTTATGGTTAAAGAACAATTGAGAATGATTGTAGATGTACGAGTTCTTGATCCTCCTAAAGAGGGGGATATGAACGATCTGTTGATAAAGAAAGGAAGAGATGAAGTGAATAAATATTTAAAAGATTGTATTGAGGAAACCTCTTGACAAAAAGGAAATATTGTATATAATTGGTTAATTATGTGCAAGGAGAGTAGATGAAAGTTGAAACTAAAAAAATTTTAAGAGAGATGGTGATAGATCTTAAAGAAGTACAAGTATGTGAGTTTAAGGACAAGGATTTAGTTGTTTTTGTTGCAGCTAATTTTTTGCCAAAGAATGAAATTATAATTCTTGCGGATGCAATTAATGAAGTGTTTAGACAGATTGAAGGAGTTAATTATTTATTAGTCCAAGGAAGTTTGCTGAATGTTTTAGATATGAAAGGTTTTTGTGAATTCTTAAGAGACAATATGTCACATGAATATCTACTTATTTTGAAAGAAAGTTTGAAAGATATAACCTAATTGGAGGTAAAAAAATGGCGGATTTAAAGAATAAAACTTTTGGTGTCACTACCACGATTAATCTTGGAAATTATCAAAATGTTAAAGTATTGATCTCTCGTACCGATGATAGAGAAGAGTTTGAGTCTATTAGAGATGATGTATTAAATGCGATTGTTACTCATGTTCCGGTAGTTGTGTCTAAAGTAAAAGAGATATTGGACGAGATGTCTTATGGTGGGTAGAACTGTCGGTATAACAATAAATGGTAAAGTTGTATTTATAGGTTTGAGCGAAGGATCATATGAGAAGTCTTTTAATGAGTTGTTTGATTTATCAGAAATGGATGCTGATTCTATAAAGAACATGGCATCTCAGGGAGTGATACATTTTGCTGAAAAGGAAAATATTGAAATAGGAGGTATTAATAATGTCGAGTAAATGGTCAATGTCCAAAAAAGAACTTGATTTTATACATTATAAATATGGGGATACAGATGAGAAGATAAGGGATTTTTTAAATCAGAAAGAGAGAACCGATGCTTTAGATCAGTTTGATATAAGAGTGAATGAATGGTTGGATAATGACAAGCCTATGAAGGTTGTTGATACGGAAACTGGATATGATCCTAATGAATGTTTTGGAATTGGTTTTAATAGTAAAGATAAAGAAAATTGTGCTCTTTGTAGTATAAGAGAAGCTTGTAAAGAGGCGCATGCTTTTTTTGTAGAGAGCACTGAAAAAGAAATTTTTCATATGAGTAAATTGGAGTTATCCCAAGAAGAAGAAATAGAAGATGATGAAATATTGAAGAGGATTGAGGAAAGGGTTACGGGGGGTATTGAGAAGTCTAATTCTGGTGTGAAAATAAATACTTATCCTAAAATGCTTATAAGAAGTTTTACTCGGGATCTTGAGGGAAGGATTACAGTATATTCTTCTAGAGGCCTTTTACCTTATATTAATCGTTGGGTTGAGACAAAAAAAACCTGTAAAGAATATAAAGAAACTCGAATTAGTTTTAAGATTGTATTATCTGATTTGGTGGATTTTATAGATAACATGGTATTTGATACTGAGTCGGAGAAAAAATAGATAGTGAATATAAATAATGTAGCTGCTATTAGTTCTTTTATTTATTGTTTTTATCGGAAAGATAAAAAGTTAAAGATAAAAGAGATTGATGATTTTAGACCTTATTTTTATGTTCTTGATCCGGAAGGAGAATATAACTCTATTTATGGTGAGAAACTTAGACGAGTTATGTGTGAGGAGCCTTATGAAGTTTATGAGACCAGAAAATTCTATGGTAAAAATTTTGAAGCAGATGTACATTATCCTAATCGTTTCCTTATAGATAAAGTTGATGAAATAGAAAGTGAATCTATCCGGAAAAGATTCCTTGATATTGAAATCCGTTCAGAGGGTGGCGGTCTGAATGTAGATCAGGCTAAAGATTCTATATTGAGCAATACTGTTTATGATTCATTTGAAGAGAAATATCATGTTTTTGTTTGGCATGAAAGGGTTAAAAAACTTTTTTTGGATTTAGCTGATACGGAGATTCATTTATTTGATAACGAGAAAGATATGCTTGAGTCATGGATGATATGGGAGAGGAAGAATGTGGCAGATATTTGGTGGGGTTGGTATGCAGATAAGTTTGATTACCCTTATCTTTATAATAGGATTGGAGGAGAGAGTTTTAAATTTTTATCTCCGATTGAATATTGTATTTACAATGAAAGATACGGTATAAATTTGGCAGGAATTTATTTAGCAGATTTACTTTCTCATTATAAAAAATTATCTGCTTTTTTACATGGGGAAAGAAGTTCTTATTCTTTAGATTATATAGGTAAGACAGAATTGGGTGAAGGGAAAGAAAGAAATCTTTCTCCTCTTGAAATAACTAAAATGTGGAAGGAAGATCCTGAGTTTTTTGTTAGGTACAATCATAAAGATGTTAAGTTGATGGTGGGTATTGAAGCAAAATATCATATTACTGAATATATAGATGCTTTGAGGAAGATTTCTCACTCAACTTTTGATGATACATTATCTTATGCGACTATGGTGGACAATTCCTTATTACGATTGGCACATGAGAACAAGATTGTTTTGCCTTCAAAACAGAAGGTGAAGAATGAGAAGAAGAAAGGGCCGGAAGTATTTGATGTGAAAAGTGGGTTATACAGAAATGTTATAATGCTTGATCTAACGGCTTTATATCCTAATATTATTCGGAGCTTGAATTTATCTCCGGAAACTCAATCGGATGATGGTGAGATAATTGTTGATGATAAAAGATTTAAGAGATCTCCCGTTGGTTTATTACCTAGAGCGGTTAAACAGTTTCAGGATAATAGAGAAGATCAGAAAGAGAAAATGTTTAAAGAAAAAGAAGGGAGTGCTGCTTATATTGAATATGATATGAAACAAAGAGCTTTGAAAGCATTGAACAATGCACAGATAGGATATATAGCTTATAATAATTCAAGATTTTATTCTAAAGATATATTTGAGGCTGTGACGTATACTGCTCGTCAGATACAGAGAGCTACTAAAGAATTATTGGAAGAAGGTGGATATGCAGAAGTTATAATGGGAGATAGTCTTGATTATGATAGAGAGATTGTAATTAAAAATATAAACAGCAAAAAGATAGAATTTGTTCCCATTGGAAGATTTGTAGAAGAATTTGATGATTGTTCTGATTATGAAACTTTGTGTTTTAACGAGGAAAAACATGAAGTTGTTTTTTCTCCTATAAGAAGGGGTATAGTTCATGATTATGAAGGTAAGTTGTTACGCATTACAACTAATAGAGGTAGGACTGTAGTGACTCCTCAACATTCTGTATATAGATATATTAATGGTTTAATTGATTTATGTGATGCAAGTAATTTGAAAGTTGGAGATTTTTTGGTTTCTTTATTAGATATACCCTTTTCTAAACCATTATATAAAGAAGGGAATCTTTTAGATATTTCTCAATTAGATTTTTTTCATGATTGTTTGAGAGGTTATAAAATGAACGTATCTTTTGGTGGACGAAAAGGAGTTTGTCCTTTGTGTAGTAAATTTTACAAGAATCTTAGCAGTCATATTAGTTATGCCCACAATAATATTAAGCGTTCATTGGATGATTTATCTTCTGAGTATAAATATATAGGGGATGAAAACAGAAGATGTTGTAAGATTCCTCGTTTTTGGAAGTTGAGTGAGGATTTTGCATGGATATTGGGTTATTGGTGCGCAGATGGTTCTGTTTCTACTAAAGAATCTGCTAATAGATGGATGGTATCTTTTGGTTCTCAAAATAAAAAATTAATAATACGAGTGAAAACCTTTTTTGATAATATATTGGAAAAAGATTATGCAATAATAGAAAGTATTGATAACAGAACAAATAGAAAAATGTATTATTATAGGATAGTTTCTAAAGTTTTATCTGTTTTATTTCAAGATGGATTGAAGATGGGAGTTGGTTCTAACAAGAAAAAAGTTCCTTTTGTAATTTTAAATGGAAATAATAAATTGAAGAAGGCATTTATACAGGGATATTTTGATGGAGATGGTTCTTATAGTGCAGCGAAAAAAGATGATAGATTTGTGAATTTTACATCAAAAAGTTCTTCTTTGATTAATCAGGTTTCTTTTTTGTTGAAACAAATGGATTTTGGTGAAACTAAAAAAACCAAGAAAAGTATAAATGAAGTTGCGTATAAGTACAGGGAAGATAAACCAAGTATAACTCAGATTAAAACAGTTAGTTCTTCTTGTTTAGAAAATGAAATTGATAGTATAGGACCCGCTAAAATAAATAAAATTGAAGAAATAGGAACTAAAAAGAATAAAGTCTATGATATTGAGGTATGTGGAAATCATAACTTTGTAGATTCTGAAGGTTTAATTTTAGTTCACAATACTGATGCTCTATACTTAATTTTGAAAGAAGAGTGTGATGATTATATTGAGATGGGTAAAAAGATACAAAGTCTTGTGAATAAAAATTTAGATGAAGTGATTAAGCAGTTTAATATAAAAGTTCATTCTTTTGAATATAAGTTTGAGAAGTTTTACAAGAGTCTCTTGATATTCACGAAGAAGAGATATGTTGGGTTACTTACTTGGAGGGAAGGGGAAGATATGGAGAAGTTAGATGATGTGGGGGTCGAAACAAGGAGATCTTCTACCCCAGAAATAGTTAAAAATATTCAAATGGAACTTTTTAAAATGGTGTTGTACGATGTTAGTAAGGAAGAATTGGACTACCGGGTCGAAGAGATATGGAAAGAGTATGAGACTTTTCCTTTAGAAGATATTGCTTTTGTAAGTGGGTTTAATAAACCTATTGCTGATTATAAATGTGATTCTATACATATACGAGCTATTAAGAACTCAATGAAAATAGGTTTGGATTTCAATGTAGGGGAAAAGATAAAATGGTTATATATTCAAGATGAAGATTTTGATGTGCTTGCGTTTAGAGATATTGATGGTTATATTGAGAAGGTTAGGGAATACAATGTTAATTGGACTGCTATGAAGGACCGTTTGAAGAAAAATATCAATATGATTTATGAGGCTCTTGGATGGAGTTTTCCGGAATCTATTGATGGATCTAAAAACGGTAAACAACAATCACTTTTTTAACGTCTAAAAGGAGGAAATTATGGACGAAACCACAGTAAAAGAAGTAAGGGAGAAGTTTAGTTTGTTGAAAGATGCCACTGACATTTTAGTAATGTTGCAGAATTGCAAAGATGAAGATGCTAAAGAGGAGATCAAAGAAGGCGTTTTGGTTGAAGTTAAAAAGATAACAAAAGATAAGTAAAGGGAGGAAATTATGGGTTTAGGTTTTGATTTAAAAAAGATGAAAGATAAATTAGATGCCGATGAGAAAAAATTTGGTGGAAGCAACAGTGGTGAGTTTCCTAAGTACGATAGTTTTAGGCCAGAAGTGGGGTCTAATGTACTTAGAATTATCCCCAGAGGTAATGATAAATTGCCTTATGTTAAGGTGGGTTTTCATTATCAAGTTTTTGGATCTGCTTTTTTATGTCGCAGGATTACTTTAGAAGAGTCATGTCCTTTATGTGATTTGGTAGATGATTTAGCAGCTACGGGGAATGAAAAAGATATAAAAACTGCAAAGTCTATATCCGCTTCTTTGAAAGCTGCTTGGATTGTTATAGATAGGAAAGAAGAAACGATGATTAAAGATAGTGATACTTTACCTTCTCCTAAAATTTGGTATGCTTCTAAAACTGTCTCCCAGCGTTTGATGACATTTTTAAGTAATCCAGAAAAATATGGAGATCTTATTGATTTAAAAAAGGGTCACGATATTGAACTGACTATGATAAAGAAAGGTAATAGAACTAGTTATGAAGTCAGTCCTTTAATTCCTGAGACTCGGTTGCTACAATATGATAAGCTTAATAAAAAGAATTTAGATGCTTTAGTTGAAAAAATGCCTCCTTTAGATTTTACTCCTATGAGTGAAGAAGAATTGAAAACTTTATCAACTAAGTATTACAATGCAATGGATGGAAATGGGGATCAGAAAGAAGATGAGAATGATATTGATGAGCCCCATCCTTCAACAAAGAAAGGATCTAGTGAATCGGATGATGATAGAGAGTTAGAACAGGGCTTTATTGAAGACTCTAAAGCGAAAGAAAAAGAAAGAAAAAGTCAGAAAAAAGAAGATGACGATTTAGATGACGATTTAGATGAAGATTTAGATGACGATTTAGATGAAGATTTAGATGACGAAATGGAAAAAATATTGACGGGTGACTGATATATGGGACTTTCTGATAAGATAAAGAAAAAGCTTGTTATTGATGCATCTCATTTAAATGATGAGATAATAAAGCAACCCGGGGAATATGCTTATTATTCTCATCAGTGTGTCAAGAAAAAACGAGAACTTGATTTGTTGGTGTTAGATTTGGATGTTTTAATTGCCAAGAAAGATTCAAAATATAGAGATTGTTTTGTGAAATCTGGTAAGAAACTTACAGAATCTCAATTGGAGAAGTTGATAAATAAAACTGATGCAGTGATAAAATTAAGGAGAGATATCATAGATATTAAGTGTCGATATAAAATACTCAAGGGTGTGGTTGCAGCTTATGAGCAGAGGAAAGATTGTTTAATTTCAATATCTGCAAACCGAAGAGAAGAAATGAAAAGTCATGTGGCTGTGATAGAGTAGAATATGGGTGAAGATATAGTTTTGGAAAGGATTTTACATATACAAAAAGAGAATCCTTTTGAAAAGGCTATAAAACATGAGTTGTTTCATCCGTTGAGTTTAATTGAAAAGACCGGATTGGTCCAAGTTGTTGGGCTCCCTTATTCTGGTAAGACTATATTGGCTAATTTTTTGGCCTCAGTTTATCCTAAAAATGAAAGAATATGGATAACACAAGATGAAGCTTTTTCTTTCTCAATGGAACGGGTCATTAAAATAGAGAGTGATTTTAATAATTTGTTGAGTATTTTAAGAGAGTTGTATCAATGTGGTGATATTGCGGTTATAATAGATCCCATTTTTGTTTTTGAAGCTTTAGATGAACGTAACCTTTTTTTTGAGGCGCTGAAAGGATTCAGTCAAAAGATGCTATTGATTGTAGTTAATAAAATAATGTATGATTCTAAAAAAAGGGTGGGTAGGACCAATGAGAAGATGTGGGGGGGTAATATTTTCTCCACATTATCTGATTATATTTTTAATATAAAAAGGTATAGAAGTTTCGAAGATCCAGATGAGTGTGAGAAGTACTATATTATGGATATTATTAAATCACGTAAAACTATCCCCGTTTTTGGTGTGGAATTGGTGTTTGATAATGGGTTATTAGATGTATGGGAGACTTTAGAAAAGATAAAGAAATTTTGTAAAAAAGAGATTGGGGGTAAAAGATGAAGATAGGTTTATTTTCAGATTTACATATGAGTTATCTAGGAACTGAAATATCTGGATTTGACGGGTTGAGTAAGACGTTAGAAGTTTTTCAGTCTAAGAAAGTTGGGGGTATTATTTTTTTGGGTGATTTTTTTGCTAAGAGGTATAAAATTCCTCATCGTCTTTTGTATACTATTGTGAATGAAATAGAGAGATTCGAGTATCTTGAGGATTTAGATTTCTTTTATATGATTCCTGGCAACCATGATATGTTTCTTTTATCGGGTGCAAATTCAATTAAATTTTTGAATTTGAAGAAGAATATTAAGGTTATAGAGGAACCTACGGTATTGATGATAGATGGTATTAATTGTTATTTTACACCTTATAGAAAAAAGATGGAGAAGAAAGTTCTGAAGTTTTTGCAAACTCCTAGTGGAAAGAACAACATTTTATTTTTGCATCAATATATAGATGTGGAGGAAGAGAAAGTATTTAATGTTAAAGAAGATCTTATACCCGAGAAATTGTTGTCAAAATATGATATGGTTTTTTCAGGACATTATCATACCCCTTTTGTTAAAGAAAATAAGAAATATAAATTGTTCAATTTGGGGTCTGCTAGGCATATAGATTTTGGAGACTCTGAGGGTAGGAACAGGTATATATATATTTGGGATACTAAGAAGAGTGATGTTGAAGCAATTAATTTAGGTTTGCCAAAATATGTGAAAATTAAGATTTCAAACGAAAAAGAGAGAGATCTTGTTTTGACAGAAGTGCGAGAGAATCCCAAAGATCATTATAAAATTAATGTTCCGGATAAGTTGGTTACCAGTGATCTTGAATTGTCGCCAAATGTGCAATTAGATAAAGAATATGAAAAATATGAAGTTACCTCTAGATTGTCAATATCGGAGGAGTGTCCTATGGGTGAGATAGTTGATAAATATGTGAATGCTAAGATGGAAGATAAAGATAGGATAGCTTTTTGTATAGAAAAAGGTTTAGAGATTATGAAGGAGGTGGGGATAAATGTTTGAAGCAGGAAAAGTCGGTGGTACTAATTTTATGTCATTTGATGAGATAGGATTTGATTTTAGAAATCGTGGATCTGTTTTAGTCGAGGGGTTAAATATGGACAATTTAACTTCTTCTAATTCTAATGGATCTGGTAAGAGCGTGCTATTTGTTGAATTACCTCCTTTTGCGTTATATGGAAAAACATTAAGGGGATTGAAATATGACGAAGTAATTAAAATAGGTAAAGACACTTGTTCTGTTTTTTTCGAATTTAAAAAGAATGAAGATGAATATAGAGTTGAAAGGAGTAGGGGTAAAAACGCTTCTCTTTCTTTATTTAAGAATGGTGTGGATGAAACAACTTTGGATATGAATGAGACTCAGAAAAAAATAGATGAGGTTATACCCTATAATCTATTTGTAAATGGAATATGTTTTTCTGGTTCGGTCTTTGAGAGTTTTGTTCTGGCATCTGATTCATCTAAAAAAGAGATTATGTCAGATATGTTTGGTTTATCTATGTTTGAAGGTGCAAGAAAGTTGGTAGTATCAAAGCATTCTGGTTTGAAAGATGATCTATTAAGAGTGATTACTAAGATAGAACAGATAGATGAGGATATAGAATTGTTGGAAAATCAGAAGAAAAGTTTGGATGATATGATTAAAGATTTTAAGGAAGATGAACTGAAAGAGAAACAGGAATTGGAGAAAAGATTAACTTCTGATTTGAGTGGTTTGGAAGAGGATGTGAAAGATTTACGGGAGAAGAAAGATGACTTAACTGAAAAGAAAGATAAATTATTGCAGTTAAAACATAAATACGATCTCTCAAAATCAAAACAAGAGTCTGTATGTAGCGAATTGGAGAATAAGAAGAAAGAGATTGAAGATTTGAAGACGGAGGGAAGATGCCCCACTTGTGGTCAAGTGATAAGTGGTGAATATAAGATGGATGAAGTTGCTTCTTTGGACGAAAAATTAAAGGGAGCAAAAGAACAATTTGAGGAAGATGTTGAGTCTGTTGAAAAGATTGAATCAGCGGTGGAAGGTATTAGGAGAGAAACTGCTAAAGATATTGAAATGTTGGGAAAAAAGTTGCATAATCTAGAGAGTGTTAAAGAGGAGAAGGAAAAAGTGCAAAAATTTGTTCTTGAGAAAACACATGAATTGGAAAAATATAAAGTAGAGTTATCGGGCATTGATAAAGATATAAAAAATAAAAAGACAAATAAAAATAATAAACAAAAAGAAGTCTTCGGGATTGAATCTAATATTGGGGTGTATGAGTTTTGGAAAGAAGGATTCTCGTCCCGGGGTATAAGTAATTTCATTTTGGAATTGTATTTACCAACTTTGAACAATTTAATAAATGAATATGTGGATTATATGTTTGATGAGAGTTTGCATATTGAGTTTAAACCTTTTGAGATTCTAAAAAATGGAACCAGGAAAGAGAAATGGTCTGTTGATATTGAAGGTTGGATTGAATCTTATACCGGATGTAGCGCCGGAGAACGCAGACGTATAGATTTGGTTATTATGTTGGCGATGAACAGAATGCTTCGTTCTCGGTTGGGAGGATCTAATTTGTTGATAATTGATGAGGCGTTAGATCCTTTAGACGATAAGGGGATTGAAAGAGTACTAGAATTATTGGGTGATAAGATGTTTGATGTGGAGAGTTTTTTTGTAGTTACTCATGAACATGATTTAGGTGAATTTTTTGATAAAAGAATTGTGGTTAAAAAAGAACATGGGGTTTCTAGTATATCAAATGAAGTTGATTGAATCTCTTACAAATAGAAAAAGGATTGTTTTGAATGTTTGTGGGGTTCTTAATGATAGAACTATTAATTCTTTCTATTTGAATTTCTATAATGATGAACATCAAAAAAGATCCAAGATGATTAATATTTTTGTGGAAGATCCTATACTTCATTTTAACTCAATGATATTGTATTTACTTTTGCAATTGTCATATTCTATGTGGAATATTTATATTCCTATAACTAAAATTGGGGTTATATCTTTAAGAATGGTAGTTAAAAGAAGAGATCCTTTGATATTAAAAGAATCATTAGAATCATTGATTATTTCAGGATTGTCTCATGGTTTTGATGTTCTTGATATACCGGAGAGAACTCCGGATGTACAGGTGATAAGAAAGGGTGATACTGTTAAGATAAGCAAGAAGGAATATTGGAATTTATATAAGGACTTAATTTTATATGATATGGGAAAAATTGAATCTATGGAACAATTAATAGACGATGAATATGTTGAACGTTTACAAGGAGTATTAAATGCAAATGTGGATATCACTTAAGGTGAAATCGTTTTCTCAGATGAGGATAATGCATAGGATTAAGGAAGAAAAATTATCTATTGATCGGGATATTCTTACTTTTTATTATCCTTATTATTTCGTTGGCAGCCGAGCTGATGAGTCGGTAAAGATGAAGAAGTTGCTTTTTCCTACTTTGTTTTTTGTTGAATTCTCTGATTTTAGTACATCAAAAATGGTGAACTGGGTTATGGTGGAGCCTTATATTTATTTTGTTTATAATTCTAAATTTAAGTATAGTTTAGAGCCGGAGACTTATCGTATAAAAGACTATGAGATGAAAAAGTTTATGAAAAATTGCAGTGAATGTATGAGCAAGAAAGAAGGAGTTAGAAGAATAGAAAAGGATGATATTATTAAAGTGCTTTATCCTTCTCATATTGAAGGTTATGAAGGTAGAGTTTTAGAAGTTAATGATAAAGAAGTGTGGGTTTGTTTATTTGATCTGGCTCCCAATAATAAGTGGAGACTCTTAAGAGACAGTGTAGAATATGTGGATTTGAGGTGATATATGCCTACTGGTGATATCATTGCCCAGAATCTTGAAGCGTCCAAAAAGGTTGAAAATTTGTTATCTGAGGGCAGACCTTATCAGGAGATACAAAAGGTCTTACAAAAAAATTATGGTATATCTGTTTCTCTTCCAGTGATACATGGATTTAAATGGAATTATGTAATGTACAGCCCGGACGGACCCAAGAATTGTCGTAATCATATAGATCCAGAGAGTATTGATAATAAGTGCAAATATCTTTCGAATAAGATAAAAAAATTATCCAAAGAAGAAGGGGGAGAATGGATTGCTGATAAATTTGCTTTGATGACTTTCTATGAAAGCAGACTTAGTATGATAGAAAAGGAATTGGATGATGTTCTCGTGAAAAAGGCTAGAACAAAGGAAGACAAAGATTATTTAAGGAATTTATTAGATTTAGATAGGAAATATCTTTCAGATTTGATCAGTATTTTTTATTCTGAAAGGAGGCGGGAAGAGATTCTTCAACTGATTGAAAGTATTGTAGATGTTGTTATTAAGGTATTTATTGAGAAATTACCTGCGGATGTTCAAGATATGTGTGTGAAAGATTTTCAATTGGAATTAAGACATATTATTGATCAGGCAAAAGTAGATATGAAGTGATTTTATGGGTAAAGAAAATGATGATTTAAACAAATTTTTTCTTTCTAATTTAGAAGAACTTCCCCATGATGTTAGGGGAATTGTATATCTATTAGAGAAAGGTATGGGTAGTATTCTTATAGCTAGGTTGATTGGGAGGGGTAACTCTTTTGTATGGCGAAAGATTAGTTGGATACGAAATTATTTTGTGTTTATTTATTTAAGACATCAATATGAAGATCAAATTGGAAAAATATTAAATGATTTTGGGCATTTCAAATTGAAACCTCATAGTTTAAAAAAGGAAGCTCAAATTTTTAAGTGTATGTGGTATGAACCATATTTAAAGCGGGGAGAGATAGCTTTAAGATTTAATATTAGACCTTATTATGTTACTGTTGTTAAGAATAAATATATTAGGATATTGTTGAAAAAGGTTACTGATAAAAATATGCATATGCTTATTGTTTATTTTAATAGATGTGTTTTTTTATCAAAAGGTAAGGATCTTTTAGCTAGAAAAGATTTCATACCAAAGAAGAATCCTAGATGAAAGATAAAGTTTCTTTGATAATTCCAGTTTATAATGATTATAAATATTTGAAAGAAAATCTGTTTCCTTCTTTGGAAATGCAGGATGTTGAAATGCAAATTATAGTGGTGGATGATGCATCGGATGATAAAGATGATCTCTCTTTATATGATGAATTGAAAGATAAAATAGATGTATATAAAAAATTCTCTATTCATGTGGGGGCTAATTATGCTCGGAATAAAGGTTTCCGGGAAGTTACTAGTGATTATGTTATTTTTTGTGATGCAGATATTTTTTTTTATCCTCATGGAATTGATAAGATGATGTTGACCATAAAAAAATATGATAGTGATTTGGTTTATTCTGATTTTGTGTGGAGTGGTGAGAATGGTAGTATGATTTATATGAAGGCAATGGAATGGGACCTGAAGCGATTATATGCAGAAAATTATATTAGTTTTGTATCTTTGGTAAAAACTTCTATTGCTAATAGAGGTGTTCCACTAGATGTAAACGTTGAAAGGTTGCAGGATTGGGATTTCTGGTTAACTTTGGCTAGGAAAGGACATATAGGTAAATATATCAATGAAAAGTTGTTTATAGCAGTTTTGAAATCAACAGGTATATCCGGGAAGGGAAAGGTAGATTATTTTAAATGGAAACAAATAGTACAGAAGAAACATAAGTCTTTGAAAAATGCAATATATAAATAAAGGTCAAAGAGAAGATAATCAAAATAAATTAGTTTATAACAATGGTAAGTTGTTAGATATTATAGATGAGATAGGGGATGAAATTTTTTCTTTGTTGAATAGATCAAATACTTTGTTTAAATTTAGAGACGAGTTGAATTCTATGATTGTCTCCACTCCGGAGGGTAATAGAGTTTATGATATTATAAGACGACTTGTTAATCGTATGACTGATTTTGTCAGGAATCTTGATGATATTAGTTGTGATATTATAAGAAGAATGAATATTGAACAGGGATTAACATATAAAGAGATGTCACTGGAATTGAATTGTAGTGTATATAAGATTAGAGATCTAGTGTATAAGTGTGATGCGTATAAAGATAAAAAACCACCTGAGAAATATAATATCCCGAAAGAAAAATTGAGTGGTTTATTAGAATCTGGTATGTCTAAGAAAGCAATAGCTGCTATATTTGGTTGTTCTGTTTGGTGTATTAATAAGAGAATACGTAAATATGGTTTGAATGAGGGAGGAGGATAATTTGTATTCGTGGGAGAAAAAGTTAAACAATTTTCAAAAAGTTGAAAAACAATTAAATAAAGAGAGTTTAGTACAATTTCATACTTTTGTAGAAAGTCCTAATTATTTGGGAAAACCTCACAGAACAAAATTTATGTATGATGAGGTATATAAACTTATAGGAGAGGATCCGTATTCTATTTTTGACAAAAAAAGAATTGTTAAAGAATATGTGGGGTTGTGGGGAAAAGGTTGTAAATGTGGAGATAGTTTGTTGCTGGATTTGAAAAATGGTGAAATAAAAACAATTAAAGAGTTTACGGAAGATAGAAAAGAAATTAATGTATTATCTTTTAGTTCAAAATGGAAAGGTCCTCATGGAAATCAGAAACTTATTTGTAATTTAAATAAGAAAAAGACATCGATTCCTTGGAAAGTAAAAAAAGATAAAATATACAAGGTAATTTTGGCTGATGGGTCTGAATTAAAGGTCAATGAAACACACAAATTTTTAAAAAGAAAATGGGGATATAATTATAGATTTGGAGCGGAGTGGGTTGAGTTAAAAGATTTAAAAGAAGGTGATTATATTGTAACTTCTACTTATGAATATGAAACGGGGGTCGAATCAGATTTAGATGATATGTGGTTTCTTGGAATTATGATTGGGGATGGTATGATTTCTAGTAGAGATGGGTCCGTTGGTTTTATATCAGGAGATGAGACTATAATAGAAAAAATGAAGAATGTGGTTGATAATAAAAAAGCGGTTTTAAGAGAAATTGAAAAAAGAGATAATTGTTCAACTTTTAGAATTAATTCTGTTTTACCAAAGAATAATTATTTTAGAAGATTATTGATTTCTTATGGTTTATTTGGTCATAATTGTTATAATAAATTTATACCTAGAAAAATATTTACTTTCTCTAAAAAAAGTCGAATAGAGTTTTTGAGGGGTTTGATCGAAAGTGATGGGTGGATATATCATCAAAATGCTGGGGGTAATAAAGTAACAGAGATTGGATATGCGACAGTCTCTAAGGAATTGGCTTTTGATTTGAAGAGATTATATAGTAGTTTAGGTATAAAGAGTAGATTGAGGATAAAACCAATTAATTCTTCTAATTTTAATTCTAGATATGGTATATGTTATGAAGTTAGAGTTAGAAGATCATATGAGGGCAAAAAATTATTAAAATATTTGGGATGGGAAGATAAAGGAATATGGTCGACCAAAAAAATTAGAAGAGAAGATCCTCCGAATATATTTTTTGAATCTATCAAAAGTATAGAATATGATGGAATTGATGATGTTTATGATTTAGAAGTTAAAGAAACGCATAATTATGTAGATGCAAGCGGGGTGTTAAATCACAATTCTGGAAAATCCACATTAGGTTTTTACCTTGAATTGTATGTCATATATACTTTATTGGAAAACGATAGAATTTTGGATCCTCATGAACTGTTTGGAATTCCTAATGATGATAAATTATCTTTGGTGAATGCGGCAACTACTGGACCACAAGCTAAGGAAGAATATTTTAGTAGAATGACCGAATGTTTAAAACATTCAATGTATTTCATGGACAATTATGATGTATATGAATCAAATAGTTCTCAAAACTCTTTATCTCAATCTGATGGCCGAATTGATATACAAACAACGAGAATAGATTTTCCTTATCTCCTTACGTCTTATTCTGTTAACGCTAAGAATGAAAGTTTTGAGGGTAAGAATGTTATATTTTTTGTTATGGACGAATCGAGCGGTTTTATATCTGATAAAGGTCGTCATAATGCGGATAAGATATATGATACGTTAACGACTTCTTCTAGAGAATGGCATTATGTTGGTTTGATTTTTTCTTTTCCTCGTTTGGATAGTAAACATGATTGGACTTATCTTAAATTAAAAGAGAGCGAAATTTCGGATTCTGTTATTGGAACCCAAAAGAAAACATGGGAGATAAAACCAGAGAAATTTTATTCTGGAGAAAGGTTCTCTTTTACTTTTACAACTTATGATGAGAAAGGTCAACGAGTGGAAAAAACTTCTATGGTTCCAGTGGAATATAAAGATAGATTTATTAAATACCCTTCAGATTCTGTTGCTCGTTATATGGCGATACCGTCAGCTATTGCCGGTAGATTTTTGCAAGGTATTGACTTTTCATTGGCGCCTTCGAATAATAGACCTATTTTTGAGGTGGTTACTAAATTTCATACAATTAACAATAAAGAATATATTAATAAAGAGATCACGAATAAGAATTATACTATAAATGGTAGCTCTGTGGTTGTAATAGATCAAGCGGAATCGAACTGTAAGTGCGTGGTTATGATTGGGCATAGAGAGACTATTTTTTCTGAGGAGATGACAGAGGGTGAACCTCGTAAGATTATTTGTGTTGATGGTATATACTTATATGATACAGATGTTGAGAAGGGTTTGATTGTAGATAATGATAATCTAGCTATGTTTTTGGATGATATGGTGCGTCAACTTGGTTCTGTTTCTGTTGTCAGAATGGATCATTGGAATGCTGTTCGTATTAAACAACAGTTTGAAAAACAGTTTATAACTGTGAGTGTGAAAGGGCCCCGGAAAGAATGTTATGATAAAACAAAGAGTCTTATACTCTATGGAGATTTTCAACTTCCCAATCAACCGGATATGGTTAGGGAATTAGAATCTCAATTAAGAGCTCTCAATAGCACTACGGGGACTAATACTAAACCTTTAGTAATTTATGGTTATCAGGATATTGTTGATTGTTTTGTACAGTTGGTGGATGAACTGTGGGTTGATGATATGTTAGATCAAAGCAATCTGGGGGTTGGTACGATACTTTCTAATAGGATGATGAATTTATCAGGACCAGAAGCAAGACAACATTTGGAGAAAGAAAGAATAGATAGAATGGGTTCTTTTCAGAAAACTGTTAGGGGAAAGAATGTTTCTGGACCTGGTGTTGGATCTAAGAATTTTGCGGTGGGTAGTGTTTTGAACTATGGTCGTAGATCCAAAGGAAGTGTTCCGGGAGTGGCTGGTGGTGTGACTCCCATAGCTTTAGAACGTAGGGTGAAGGATTTAAGTAAATGATAGAAAAGGATTTTTATTTTTTGTCAGTAGATTGTTCAATGAGACATGGTGCAGCTGTTTTGTGGAAAAATAACAACCCCATTGATGTGGTTGTTTTTAAAGACGATGAACAAAAGTATTGTTATATTAATATTGAGAATTTTATTGTTGATATAAAGTTCACGGTTAAAAGTTTTAAGATAATGAATCCAATTTTGGTGAGTGAAATTTATATAGAAGAACCTTTAAAAAAGGGACCAAATCAAATTACAATAGTTGATTTATTTTTTGTGTTGGGGGGTTTTGCATATTTGCTTTATGATACTTTTGAAGTTATTCCTAAATTTTTGAATCAGTCGATGGTTAAAACAAATATTGTTGGCAGTCAAAAGAGAAATGTAGACAAGAAAGCAATGGTAGAAAAAGAAATGTTGAGAAGATTTCCTGATATATTTGAAAAACTTCCGGATAAGAAGAATAAAAAAGAGGGAGATGTTTATCATCGGAAATATAAGGGAGATATTAGTGATACCGCTGATGCTTTGAGTGTCGGTTTATATGGTTTGGAGAATAGAAAAATGGAATCGCAAAGACTTTTTAAAGAGTAAAAAGTGAATTGCCCCCTTGACAAATCGCAAAAAATGATTATAATATAGATATAGATAAAAAGCCAAAAGGAGGAGTGATATGAAAAAGAGTAAGAAAAGAGAAGAAGTACTCAAGGCATTAGAAATAGAACAAACAGGAGAACATATAATATTGCCTTGTGCTTTGTGTAAAAATCATGAAATTGATGGAGAAAAATGTTTTAATGGAAAATCAACAGAGGAATGCCCTATTTATAACGCTTATACTTATGGAGATAATACAACTTATCTGTTCGACCCTACAAAAATCAAATAACAATTAGGCTTGTTTCTCTTGCGGGTGTAAAAATAGTAGGGTTTATCGCCCTTAAAAGGTTGGGATACCGTAAGCCCGCAAGGTTTTAAACTGTTTTTAAAAGTATTTTAGTATTGTTCTTTTATAATTTAATATGGTGTGAGTAGGCTGAATAGATCAGCTGACGAGCCGGGGTAAGATAGAAGCACCCCTTGTGCCGGGTCTCAGGTTAGCATCTGTAAACCGCAGAACTTAGGATTGGCCTCCTAACGCACATATCTATCCGTAGGGGAAGATCCTACACTTACACCACTGAATATGATATAGAGTGGCGGACACAGACGCAATAATACCGTGAGATGTGAATAGTAGCTGCTCACACCACACACAGCCTATTCGGGATTATAACCGAAAGGTGATTCTTGAGACTCTAAGTGTGTTGTGGCAAAAAGGCTGATTCGTGCAAGGGTGAGAGTCCTTTGCCTCTATATCATAAATTACACGGATGTAGGGTTGGTGACGTTAGCATAGAGACACACATCAATATAATTGGAGTGGAGCGAAAGCTTAGAAGCGATGAAGATTATATTGAGGAGAACCACTTACACTCTACTCCGTGTTATAAATAGTGGGGGTAGGTCGTGAATTGGCCAAACATGGACACCCCCTATAAATATGGTACAGGTGGCAGAATCTGGTAATGCCCCGGGGTAGGCGCCCAAAAAGCTGCGTGAGGCTTGTTTTCCCGGTCACGATTGTAGGTTCAAATCCTACCCTGTACCCTTAAAATATAAAAGGAGAAAAGAAATGAAATTAGAAGCAAAAAAAGTTAGTGAAATTTTTTTGGATTGTTTACCTGAGACAGAAGATGTGAATATAGATGAATTGATTGTGATAGAAGGTATAGTAGCGAAATTTGGTTTTGTACCTGAAAAGATTAAAAAACATAAGGAAGAGATAATAGTATTATTATCGGAGTTGCCAGAGGAATTTAGAAAGGAAAAAGGTGGAGGTTGGTCTTTTCTTAATGCTTGTGTAGATAAAGAAGGTAAACAATGGACCGGAGAGCATCAGATTATGGAACAATTGTTTTGTCTAGGAATGGCAATAGGTAAAGTTAAGAGTATATTTCCAAGAGAAGTATGGAGTGCTATGCCTGGTGATATGCCTTATTATATGATTTTAGTGTAGATATAAGGAGACCTTATGACGATAAAAGCAGTTTGTACTAAATGTGAATGGGAGGGGATAGCAGAAGTAGGTAGGAAAGCTGGTGGTTGTTATATAAGAGATTATATTTGTCCTGAATGTGGATCTCCGGTTAAAAGAGGAAAAGGTATATATTCTTGGGTTGATGCTAGAATGGCGAAGTTGGCGAAGTTAGAGTAAAGGAGTGTGAATTATGTTGAAAGATAAAGTTATGAATATGTTACGAAAGGTATGTTGTCCTTATTGTAAATCTAATAAGATAGATATTTCAGCTATTTATACTTTAAGTAAAGATATAATAGTGAGTGGAAGATGTCTTAATGATGAATGTGATAAATATTTAGAGTCTATATCTATTGAGGTTGAGAAGGATTTATGAAACTCATAGAAAAAAAGATATTGAGAGGTCAGACAGTTGTAATGGAACTTCCGGATGGAAGTGGTGGTAAGTTGAAAAGGCAACCTGTGGTGTTAGATCCTAAAGACGATAACGAGGGAAACCTTATGGATGGTAGAAGAGTGGTGAAAGATAATCAGTTATATGTTAAATGGGTATATAAGGTGAAATGAAAAGAATAAAGATAAAGGATGATAACACGGTTTCTTTAATGTCAATATATGCCACTTTAACAAAGGAAGAAGATTTTATTGTCTTTGATTTTCCTTATGATCAGGAACTTGTAACCCGGGTGAAAGAATTTTCAGTCCGAAAATATATTAAATCTCGTAAAGTTTGGAAAGTGAAGATAATGACTGAAAAGGATGTACAACGTTTCTATGATTATATAGATTTACTTAAAGAGAATGCTGGAGAAGGTCAACAACTTGATATTCAATCGGGGGTTATGGAGGAGGTTAAAATAAAGTATGAGATGTTAAAGGAAAGGATGGAAGCTTCTTTTAAAAAACATTCTGATCTTATTGTACCTGTTCCAGCGGATCTCGTATATTATCCATTCCAAATTGCTGGTATTGAATTTATAGAAGATATAGCTAATGGAAGGGTGTTGTTGGCTGACGATATGGGACTTGGAAAAACTATTACTTCTTTAGGTTATCTTAATTGTCACCCAGAATATAGACCAGTATTGGTAATCACTCCGGCTACTGTGAAATATAATTGGTATAAAGAGATAAAGAAATGGGTATTGAGAAATAATTCATGTGAAGTGGTATCAAGTAATGATGAATTTAGAGGAGACGGTGATTTTATTGTTATTAATTATGATATTATATATAAAGATCGTTATTTAAATGCTTTGAAAGAAATTGATTTTAAAACGTTGATTATAGATGAATGTTTTTATTATGAAACGCCTGTTATTACAGAATATGGTTTGTTGTCTATAGGTTTTTTAGTGGAAAATAAATTATCTATTAAAGTGTTATCCTATAATTTAGTTCAAAAGAAATTGGAATTTAAAAAAATTGAATATTGGAAATCTTTTATTCAAACAAGTAGAATGGTTGAAATTATTCATTCTAAAGGGAAGTTTGTCTGCACAGAAAACCATAAAATATATACAAAGGAGAAAGGATATGTCAGAGCGAAAGAATTGGAAAGAGATCAAAGAATGTTGTATTTGCAAGAAAATTTTTATTCCAAAAGTATCAAACCAGAAGTATTGTTCAAGAGGTTGTTATTACAAAGCAGTTTATCAAAAGATAAAAGAAAAATACACTATATATTGCAATGTTTGTGGAAAAGAATTCAAAACTTCACACAAAAAACAAAGATTTTGTTCTGTGAGTTGTTCTGCCAAATGGAAAGGTCAACAACCAGAAATAAGGAGAAAAATTTCGAGAAAATTGAGGAAAAGAGTGAAAAGAAAATGCGAAAAATGTGGGAAATTTTTTGTTGTAATTCCATCCAAAAAACAAAGATTTTGTTCCACGAGTTGTTCGGCAATATGGAGAATGGAACAACCAGAAATAAGAAAAAAGATATTTACAGAAGAACGAAATCGAAAACTATCCAAGGTAAAAAAAGGTATACCGAACATGGGGGCATCAAGATTTTGGACGAAATTAAATCAAGATCCGGATTTCAGAAAGAGGTCAAGAGAAGCATCTCGGAGATATCACAAAAACAACCCATCTTTTATCAGAAGAGGGGGGAAACCCAAGATAACTGTTCCACAGAAAATTCTTTTAGAAGCATTGGGGTTTCCAAAGGAATGGATGGAATTCAAAGTGATAGTGGGGGAGAAAGCAAAAGAAAGTTTGAAAGGGAGCAAATTGACACAACATCTTCCAAATTATTATCAGATAGATATTGTTCACTTACCGTCAAAAATTGCAATAGAAGTAGATGGGAAAACTCACAGAACACAAAAATGGAAATGGATAGATGCGAGAAAGGAAAAGGTGTTGAGTTTTCACGGGTGGAAAGTGTTGAGATTTTGGAACGAAGAAGTGTTAAGAGATTTGGATGGGGTTATTCAAGACATAAAAAAGTTTATAACATAGAAGTGGAAGACAATCATAATTATTTTGCTTGTGGAGTTTTAGTTTCAAATTCTCACTACGTAAAAAATTTTAGAGCTAAGAGAACTTCTGCGGTTGTAAAATTATCTAAGAAAGATAGTATAGAGGCTGTTTTGTGTTTAACTGGTACCCCAGTGTTGAATAGACCGGTTGAGGCCTTTACTATGTTGAACATGTTAAACCCGACTATTTTTGCTTCTTGGTATAATTATGTTTATAGATATTGTAATGCTCACAAGACTTGGATACCTACTCGTGATGGTGGAAGATATATTTGGGATGTTAAGGGATCCAGTAATACGGAAGAACTTGGTCAACTATTAAGGACTTCTGTTATGATCCGCCGGAAGAAAAGTGAGGTTTTAAGTGAGCTCCCGGATAAAGTTCGTACAGTTATTGAGGTTGATATTGATTCATTTGATATGAGTGTTCTGGAACAAGAGATACAACGGAGTATGAGTTCTGTTATTTCATTGAAGAGAAAGGCTAAACGTAAATCAGATAAAGAATTGACTGAGATTTATGAAGAAGTAGCTTCTGCTAGCTCTTACACTTTGGAACTTATAGAAAAATACAGGCAAATAGTTGCGTTGGAGAAATTGCCTTTTGTGGAAGAACATATTGATTCTATTGTTGAACAAGGTAATAAAGTAGTTGTCTTTGTTTATCATAGAGATATTTTTGATAGGCTAATGCTTAAATATAATAAGATAGCTGTAGGTATTAAAGGTGGATATAATGCGGAAAAGAAGCAGGAAGCTATAGATAAATTTCAGGATTGTGATGATATTAAAATTTTTGTGGGATCTATTAGAGCAAGTTCAGAGGGTATAACTTTGACAGCCGCATCCAATGTTGTATTCGCTGAATATGATTGGACTCCTGCTCGTATGAGACAGGCAGAGGACAGAATTCATAGAATTGGGCAGAAGAACTGTGTTAATTCATATTGGATTGCGGTCAAAGATAGTATAGATTATTTTTTTATACAGACCATATTGAAGAAGATGCAAATTATTGAATCTATTACTGAGGCTAAGGAAGTAGATGAAAAGATTGATCTATTTGAAGAAGCAGTGTCTTATTTGGAGCAAAAATGAATAAGGTATTTAAAATTGGAGGGATGACAATTAAATACAAACCTTAACCGTTAGGAGGAGATATGAACGAGATAACATTTATAATACTTATACTGTTGTTCGAATAGGGATTTATGATTCATGCAGCAATTTATTACATGAAGAACGACATAAACAACCCCAAGAAGTCGCAGGTGAGCTTCTGTTGTGGGCTGTGAAAGAAGGGCATTTAACATTGGAGGAGAAATGAGAAAATATTTAAGAGACGGTCAAGAAGTTGAAGTCATTAAAAAGATAAAAGATGGTTTTTTAGTACAAGATGTTTTCTATTCAGAAGACGAATATGAAAACGAATATGTGGATGATTCTAAAACATACTTTATAGAAAAGGTATTTGATAAAGCCCCTGAATTAAAATATACGATTGAAGTTAACAGACTGGAAGAAAAAGTTAACGAATTACATAAACAAAAAGAAAAACTCCAAGCAGAAATAGAAAAAGCGACAGAAGAAAATAAAAATAAAATGAAAAAATTCAATAAGTTCTCCGAATTGAAAAACCTAAATATGTTTATTGATGGCGAAATAACTCATTTCGCTTTGTTGAAATGGGAGCGTAGAATAGTAACTTTTGACGAATTTGTTTGCAAAGAGGATCATACAGGAAACAGCCCTTATATACTGAAACTTTTAACCTTATTTGGAAAGAGTAAAGGTGATTTAGAATGGCGTATAAACGAATACAAGGATGGTTCCGGGTCTTGGAAAACAGCAGTTCCATGTTCTTCGTTTGAAGAAGCAAGACAAGAATTGCAGAAATATATCGATGCGGAAATAGAAACAGATGATACATCAGCTCGGTATATTATTGAATGCGCTAAAGAATACAATCTTAGGATTGATAAAAATTATATCAAAAAATATAAGGACAAACAAAAAGAAGAATATAGAAGAAAGGTAGTGGAATGCAAAGAAGAATTAAAGGAAGCGCAGAAAAAACTCAAGGAATCAAAATGAAGTATAAGAAAAAGGAGGTTTAATGAGTTTTATTAAAGAATTTAGGGCAGAAAAAGGTTTATCTCAAAAACAATTTGCAGAAAAAGTAGAACTATCTGTTAGGAAAATTTCTATGATAGAAAATAATAAAGGATGCAGTATTGAGGAGGCATGTGGTATTTGCAATGCGTTCCCAGAAGACTTAGAAATTAAAGAGATGACCATTCAACACAAACCTTACAGTTAGGAGGGAAATATGGATAAAAAGAAAGATTTATTCCTTGCTAAACCGTACAATATGAAAATATGGCATATTTTCGGTAAAGATCATCGTTCTTTATGCGGTAAAGTAGCAATACTTTTTGTGGACAAAGACCAATGCGAAGATGTAAAGGGAACCGAAGAATATCAAAAAGGACAGGATTGCAAAGCTTGCTTTAGAAAAGCTGGGATTATATCAAAGAAGTCCTCGGATGAAACTTGATTTTGAGTTCCTTGTAAACCAGATATATTCGATATTACTTATGAATTATTAGAGGAGGTTGAAAATGGATGAGAAGGAGAAGGAAGAATGACCAATAAAGAACAAAAAGACCCAGAATTTAATGAAATTAAAGATGTTCTGGATACTGGATATTTTGGAACGCCATATAACCATTTTTCATTGGATAAGATAGTTAGAAGAATACAAAAGCTCGGCTACACCAAAAGCAAATTCGGTGTTGAGGCTACAAAAATATTAAGAGATGAGATAGATAAATTGATTAGAGAAATAAACGGATATGAGATTTCCAGAAGAGGGATACTTGAAAAACTTAGGAGAATGCAAGGGGATTATGTCGTTAATGAAATCAAGGAGATTGAGACTAAGGAATGATTATATTATTAGCCATTGCAATATCTATTGCTTATAGGGTTCTGCAATTCTTGTCAATCGTCTTGCCGGGCGAGTGGATAGAACGGGAATATGAAGGGATAAAATGGTTCGTAGAGGAAGAATGAAAATAGCCTTTATAAACGACCAGCCGGAACATAGTGGAATGGGAGAATATGCAACACAATTGTATGAACATCTGAAAGATTTGTGCGATATAGATTACATATTTCTGAAGCACTCTGATTCATTGAAATGGAACAGATATCTTAGTGGGTATGATTTATGTCATATCGCCAATCACAATCTATCCTTTCTCGCTAAAGGCAGGAAGGCGATAATCACTTACCACGATTTCCCATACAAGAAGTACTTTGAGAATCCGATCGGTTACTATGGCAGGAAATTTCTATATTCCTGGCTTAAATATGCTGAACATATAATCTGCATTTCTTATTCTTCCTATCGGGATACCTTGAAAGCTTACAATTTTCCAGAAAATAAAATAACATGGATTCATTGCGGGAAAAACGACAATTTTAAACCCAGAAACAAACACGCGTCAAGAATAATAACTGGATTGCCACAGAATAAAAAGATTGTTCTGGGTGTAGCCGCAAAGGGAAAGAGAAAGAATATATCTACACTGATAAATGCTTTTGCGATTCTAAACGAAAGACTCCGGAATACCCTTTTAGTTAAAATCGGAAAATCCAGAAGGGATAATAAACGCCTTGTTAGAAAATTGGGAATCGAAGATAAGGTAAAGTTTATTGAATATGTACCCAGAGCGGATATGCCCCATTATTATAACGCTTCTGATTTATTCGTATTCCCCTCACTATGGGAGAGTTTCGGGCTTCCAGCCCTTGAAGCGATGGCATCCGGCGTGCCGATTATCGCTTCCAATCAAACATCTCTACCCGAAGTTGTTGGGAGAGGAGGTTTTTTAATGAGTCCTTATAATGTGGAAAATATCTCTGAATGGATGGGACGAATATTGAATAGTAAAAGTTTACAAGATAGCTTAATAGAGAAAGGCTTGATTCAAGCGGAGAAATTTAGTTGGCATAAGGCGGCTCTTGAAACTTTAGAAGTTTATAAAAAAGTCGGGTACAATGAAAAAACTTAATCTCGGTTGCGGTAAAAAGATTTTAAAGGATTTTGTGAATGTAGATATTGTACCGGGGGAAGGTGTGGTTGTCTGGGATTTAGAAACAATATTACCGTTCGAAGACAATACTTTTGACTATATTCTCATGGATAATGTGTTTGAGCATATCCATAAAAGGGGGCAATTATTAAAAGAGTTACAAAGAATAGGTAAAAATGGTACGACAATAGACATAATCGTTCCACATTTCAGTTCTTACACTGCATACAGACATATCGAACATTGTTTCTATTGTAGCTATTTCACTTTTGAAGATACTGGTTTTAATATACTCGAAAGAAGATTTAAATGTTTTAAAGGTTTGCCGCTCAGATTCATTTTTGATTGGATTACTAATCTTTTTCCAAGAGCAACTGATATATATTTTCATAAGTTTTTACCAGTACAAACATTAATAGTAAAATTACAAATTGGAAAAGTATGTAAGGGATGAAAACTCTATGGTTGTTAATTCTATATCATATTCTCTTGATAGCATTTGCAGTAGGCGTATTATATCTTTACGGATAGCGGATTGGAACACAGTATAAACCTTAACCCTTAGGGAGGGAAATGATGTTTAATTTAATATTTGCTTTTGCGAATTTGATAATTGGGATTTTAATCCTGTTGCATCCAGCCATACCTAATATACTTAGTATATCTTGCTTTATATTAACAGGTCTTTGGTTTTTGTCGCATAAATTAAAAAGGAGTCAAAATGAAGGAGAAGATAAAATGGAAAGAAAGAGAAGGAATTGGAGGAATTAATTATAATGATAAGTAGGGCAAACTATAGGACTCCTAAAGAGTTAGGCAAACTTATCCAAGAAAAAGGCTACACCAAACGCAAATTCGGTGTTGAGGAGTTGAATGACTGTTTAGAGAAAAAAATCAAAGGAGTAAAGAAAATCAAAAAAAATCTTGGAGTCCCAGATTCAAGAGATAGCCAATATGAAGATGTTCAAGATAAAATCAAGGAGATTGAAGGATGATACATCTATTTCAACAATTTTTTAATGGATCACCACAAGAAAAAAAGAGATTAATTTGTGATGTAGAAACTCATTTTTTAATAATTTATATAAAAAGAAAAAGATATTATGTAAAGGAGTGTATAAAATGTTAGACCCAGATATTACTTATG